CATTTGTACCAATTTTAACTGGGTGATTAGATGTTGTCCCAAATCTTACTTCACTATCTAATGCTCTCATTTGTATGGATGCATTATTAGTCGTATCTAATACACTTATACTTGGAGCAGATGCACCTTGAGAAAGTATATTACCATTACTTGTTACATTACCAGCAAATGTGGCGTTTTGGTCTCCCATAATTGTAAAAACATTGTCAGAGCCACTTCTTACTTGAAATAATTGTACACCAGCATTTGTAGTCGCACTTTTAATTAAAGCTCCAGCACCAGTTGAAGATGTGTTTTCAATTCTAGCTCCCCAATCAGAACCAACAGAGCCTTTAACTCCTAATAATTCACCACCAGTAAAGTCTGATAATATTGCTACTTTACCTTCGTGAGTAACAGTTAATTTATCTGAACCATCTTTACTTAAAGTAAGCAGATTACCAGTTCCATCGCCTTGCACATGGAGTACATTCCCATTTGAACTAGCATTATCAGAACGTATAGAAACAACTGATTGAGTATCTACACCAGTATGAATCGCATTTGTATAAAAATAACCAGTAGCAGTTGTAGCACTAGCAGTTCCATCTACTTGAAATGTTCTGCTTGGCGTAGAATTTATACCTACTCTTTTATTAGTCGTATCTACAACAAAAACATCTCCACCATCGTCATTCTTGCGAACTAATAAAGCTTCTGTATTGGTGACATCAATAGTTGATGTGCCTTGTACCACTTCATCTACACTAAGAGATATTCCACCTTGTACTTCTAAGTCTCCTGTGATTGTAACATCGCCATCCATCTCCCCACCATTACCGAGGTTTTTTATGGCACTTTGCCCCATTGATCCAAACATCTTAAATCTCCACTATTCTAACAGAACCAGTAGTAGTAGATGTGCTGTTATAATTAAAATATATTGTCATCCCCAGTCCTCTAGGAACTGTAAGAAAAAAGTTTGTGTTTGCTGGTATTAAAAGATCATTACTTGCATTTACATTTGTTTCTGATGTTGTAAAGTTGTAGTAAAGTTCTACGGCACTATATATTCCAAGTGTTCCTGTAGAACCAAGTAATAATTTATGTGTTGTGTTTGCAACATCTGCTGAACTTCCTGCTGTTCCTGCTGTTGCTACTGTCCATTGACCACCACTAGTAGTGTTAAGTGCTTCTTGGACTGAATATGTATGTAGGTCTGCCATTTTTTCTTCCTCTCTAAGCTAATGACTAAAGCGTGAACGAGATCGTCTTAGTCTTTATTTCTTTTTCTTTTTCACTTTTTTAACAAGTTTTTTTGCAACTGACTTTACAGTCTTTTTCTTAAATGGAGAATAGTCGTTCTCACTCATTATACGAATATAGTTTTTAGCTTTTAACTCGTCTAATTTTTCAGGATGTCGTTTAAGTAACTCATCCTCAAGCCTTTCTATTCTTCCATTTTTAAACCAATATTGCATAAAATCTCCAATCTAATGGGGGCAGGAATAAACCTACCCCCAATTAAAACTAGGTTACTAGTCTACGTTAGTAAACTTAACACCTTTCTTATTATCAGAATCATCAATCAATTTAACTCCATATAATAAATCAGATACAACTTTTGTACCTAAAGCATCAACAGAATACTCTGACTGAACCCTTACTTCTTGCTGTGAAGCAAAAACACAAGCTGATTTATGAAAGATTGCACCCGAAATTACAGAACTTGTACCAGCAGTTGAAACTGTATTGCTCATATATACGTCAATTCCGTATAATGATCCAACCATTCCTGATCTTAGTCCACGATTTCCTTCACCGACAGCATCATTACGAATGAAATACTGTGCTATACCAGCAGATGGGTTAAGTATATCTGCAAATAGAGTTGGATTAACAACCATAGCACATTCACCATCCATGTAAGGAATGTCTGCTTCACCTAATGTAGCAAGAGCAGATTCAAATACTCCAGCAGTCAATGTATCATCAGCAGATAATGCTTGAGATTCATTTAATCCATCTAACTCACCCCAAATATCGGCATCTACCTGACGAGCAAGAGCTTCACCCATCATTCTTGAATACTTAGCTACTAAATCAGCCTCAGACTGAATCAAAGCTACATCTTCAAATAACTTTGCGACATACTTGTGCTTATTAATTGATAGCTGAGTTGTAGTGGTTGCAGTTGCATCATAGGATACATCTGATCCTGCTGATTTATCTGAAGCACTAATTAAACTCATTTCTGGAATGTTAATTGCATCTCCATAGCCTTTTGATCCAACTAATGCTGAATAGTCATCTACTAAACCTCTGAATACACTTTTTCTTTCAAAGTATTTATAGATACCATCTGCCCAAATTTCTGGGATAAAATGCTGATCTGTTGTAGTAGTTACTGGACTACCTTGATAATGTTTTGCCATTTAATTTACCTTTTAATGTATGAATCTAGTATTGCTTGCCAATTACTTCTTCGTTGTTCGTCTGGCATAGCTACCCAATCAGAAGGCGTACCTGAAGGCACAGTCCCTTTTCTATCTGGTGGGTTTTGTTTTTCTACTTCAGAAAATTCTTCAACGATGTTTAGAAGTATATCAGTATCAACACTAGCAAATTTTTCTCTTTTAGATTCAGGAAGTCTAGCTAAAGCTGTTTCACGAAGTCTATTGTCCATATCTTCCCATTTTTCTTTATAACCTTTATAGGAATCTACTTCTTTTACTAGCTCAGAGTTTAACTCTTGCCATTTTTCTTCTTCTTGTAGCTTTGCTCTTCTTTGATCTTCCTCTTTTGTTGCAAAGGCTTTCATCTGATCTCGTAATTCATTACGTTCAGTTATTACTTCATTAAGCCTTGTTAGTGGTACATTGTGTGCGTCTTGTGTGACGGATTCCTGTTTTACATCTGGCTCGATGTTTTGTTCTTCGGACATTTTTACCTCTTGAGTGAGTTGGTTAATTGCAAGAATAAACCTTGCATTAAATAGATAGTATAATGTAAGTTATAAAAGTAATCTAATGCAAGAAAAAAATTACGAATTTAAAAGAAAATGGTTTGACTACCTAGGATACGAACCACACAATGGGCAATTAGCACTTCATTACCCTCAGAAACAGGATGCTAGATTTCAAGTAGTAGTCTGTGGAAGAAGATTTGGAAAAACTTGGGCAAGTGCTATGGAAGCAACCTTTGTTGCATCTCAGCCTAATAAGCGTATTTGGCTTGTAGGAATGTCCTACAGAAAAGCTAGATTAATCTTTAGAGAAGTGTGGCAACGAATGGTTATAGGTCATGGAGAAGATGTAGATAAAGCATCTGAAAAAGATATGTACATCCGTTTTAAATGGGGTACTACTGTTGAGGGAATGTCGGCAGATAATCCAGATTCTCTTGTGGGTGAAGGTTGCGACCTCTTGGTTATAGATGAGGTAGCCAAGATGAATAAGAAGATTTGGGATATGTATTTGTCTCCAACAGTTGCAGGAAGAAAAGGAAAAGTTATCTTTATTACAACTCCAGAAGGAAGAAACTGGATATACGATTTGTTTAAACTAGGAGCAAACGATCCGTTATGGTCAAGCCATACATCTCCATCTTGGGTAAATCAGTATGAGTTTCCAAAAGGGTTAGACGATCCTGCTATTATAGAAAGAAAAAGGAATATGTCAAAAGAATTATTCGGTCAAGAGTTTGGAGCAGAGTTCTCTGTATTTGAAGGTAAAGTTTGGGATTTCCATAGAGATGAAGATGTTGGGGATTTCCCATACAATCCTAATCTGCCTACTTATTGCACGATTGACTTTGGTTATCGTATGCCTGCTGTAATGTTTTGTCAAACATATTGGGAAGATAATGTGGAGCATATTAGAGTATTTGACTCTATCTTGCATAAACAAAATATAAAGACAGAAGATTTAATCAAGATGATAAAGACTAAAGGTTATCCTGTAGCCAGTTACTATGGTGATCCTGCTGGAGCAAATGTACAAGGACAGAGTGGGGCAGGAGATATGGAAATATTTAGAAGAAGTGGGATTAAAGTAATATCAACTAGAGATCGGATGAGTAGAAATATCGTAGCTAGTGTTGCTTACACAAGAGGTTTTTTTGAAAGTGCTAATGGCGTAAGGAGAATCCATGTGGATAAAAGATGTGCAGATGTAATAGAAGATTTTGAAGAATATAGATACCCAGAAAGTGAAGATGGCAAACCAATTAAAGAAGAGCCTGTTAAGGATGGATACCACGATCATGGAAATGATGCCTTTAGGTATTTTATTATTAACAGATTCCCAATGAAAAACACAGAAATGAAAAGGATTCAAAGATGATCAATCAAATGATGAAAGATAAACTACTAGAAACAAAACTTATGATGTCTCATGGCAGGAGAAGTGAGATCAGAAAGTATTTGGACTATTATTCAAGTACATCTACTGAAAGCTATATAAATAACTACTTTAGTGGTGATGCTTTTTCAGAAATCCCACCAAGTCTTACTAACTTTACAAGAAAATTTGTAAATAAAATTAGTAGAATATATAGTTTAGGTGCTAAAAGAAACGCTGGAGACATGACTGAGCGTTATGAGCTTTTAACTCCTACTAAAGATGTTAGAATGAAGCACTCAGAAAGAATGACTAGATTATTGGGAACTGTAGCTAATCGTATTCATTGGAGAGATGGATCATTTGATTATAGACCTATATACTACTTCGAGACTTACTTTGGAGAAAATCCTTTTGTTCCAGAGGCTATTGTGTATCCATTGTTGAATAGTACGGCAGATTTAGCTAATGCCGACAATCTTCAATGGGAATATTGGGATGCAGAGACATATGGCATTTTAAACGAAGAAGGGAATATGATTGAGGAAATGGAAAACCCTTATGGAATATTACCTTTTGTATTTACTCATAGAGAAGATCAAATAGACTCTTTCTTTGTAGAAGGAGCATCTGATATTGTAAACTGCAATGAACAAGTAAATATTGCTTTAACTGAAATGAACTTAGGCATGAGATTCAATATGTTTGGACAGCCTTGGGTTACAGGACTAAGAGCAGATCAGAGTATGCTTAGAGCAGGATCAAATACAATCCTAGATATGGGAGAAGATGGTGCTTATAACATTACTAGCCCTAATGGCAATATAGAAGAAGCTATAAATAATATTAAGTTTCAGATAGAGCTTGTGGCATCTAATAACCACTTGTGGATACAATGGGCAGAAAGTGGTGGTGAAGTTCCTAGTGGTATATCACTTATGATTAAAGACATGGAGCGTAAAGAGGATTATTACGATGATATAGCTTTATGGAGATTATACGAACAAGACTTTTACAGGGTAGAGCGTGCTATAGCAGAATATAATGGTATTGCACTACCAGAAGAGTTTGGCGTAGACTTCCAAGAAGTAGAATACCCAAAGACAGTTCAGGATCAGATTCTTAAAGATGAGTTTGATATAAAAAATAATTTAATTACTAGAGCTAAAATTATGGTTAGAGATAATAAAGATTTAACCCTTGAACAAGCACAGGCAATTATAGATGAAAATAAAAACAAAAATGAGTCTGAATCAGTTGAGCCAGTAAATGGAGATTAAAGCAAAAGTTAATTTTGACTTTGGTAAACTTGCTAGGGAATTGCCAAAAGCAATTAAAAAATATACTTCTGCTTACGCAAAAGGTGCTGAAGAAGGATCAAAGTCTAACATAGATAGTGGTACTGGAGTGGATGGGGAGCCATTAACCCCCTTAAGAAGTAGTACCTTAGCACTAAGAAAGGCAAAAGGTAACAATAGTGTTGCACCCTTGTTTGAAACTGGTGCTTTATACAATAGTATTAAAAGCAAAGACAATGTTTTATCTATGAAAGGCTACGGAAAACAGCAAAATGATGGATTCCAACCTCCTTTTGGAGTGTTTGCTGTCGCAAGACCATTTATATCAACTACAGCTAAGAATAAACAGAAATTAGACAAACAATTTTCTGAAGATATAAGAAAAGCGTTAAGAAAATAAGGATAAATGATGGAAAAAACAGAAAAATACTACTTACAATTATTGTTGCAATGTATGGAGATGTTAGAATCCTCTATTAAGGAGTTGGAAGAAAAAACATCTGATTCCTTTGAAATAAACCAAATGAACAATGAAATATTGGGATTTTTAGCAAAAACTATAGCTCCAGTTCAAGAAACCAGCAAAAAAACACAAGTAGAGATAAATATAGAAGTTTGGGAAGAGTTAATTAAACATTCTGGCGACTTAGGTATTTGGGGAGAAAGTTAGACTGCCATGAAAAAATATAAAATTAGGCAATGCTTATGTAAAAATTGCAATTGGTTTTGGGAAGTAGTATCTACTAAGTTTGATTCCAGTAAAGAGCAATGCCCTGAATGTAAATCGTTTTCTGTTAAAACAGCATTGAAACTACCCATGCCTAAATCTCAGCATAGTATATAAGATATATCTATTATATATATGTAATATATATGTATCGGAAATCTCAGTACCCTCGAATAACAAAATAGGCATTACATTCTACTTTACGGCACTTTTCTTAAAATACCCCACCCTATTTCTCAGCATAGGGGGTAATATTTAATGCTTTTTCTCTTGCTTCTACTTTGTCCTGCCAGATTTTTCTTTGAGCTTTTGTTTGTCTACCTCTTTCTGGTTTTCCCACCCCTACAGCTTCTGCTCTTTCTCTCCAATGTCTAGCTTCCCTTCTTTTACGATTCTTCTCTTCTTTCTTTTTTAGCTCACGAATCTGTTGCACTTTTGAGGGGTTTTTTGGGGGTACTATGGGGCGTTCTGGTAATACTGTGAACTCAGGTTCGACTTCTTCAACTTCTGCATCAATTACGGCAATTTCTTGCATATCTGACGCCTGATTATTTAAGAATTTTTCAAATGGACTCTGATTATTTGCTACTTCAACTCGTTTAATGAGCTTTCCAGAATGTTCTAATACCAATCTACCAGCTTGAACATTACCAGCCTCTGCTTCTCGTATCATACTCTGTAACACAACAGGCAGTTTAGCTCCAAATGTAACCATATACTTTTGATAAAATATCTCTACGAACTCAGGGTCTTTCATCCAGTTACGAATTGTGTTCTTGGATACTCCCACTTCTTGAGATATTTCTTGTATTTTAGAGCTTGGATTGGTCACAAGTAGGTCGATTGCTCTTGATTTCTCTGGTTTCCAGTTTGTTGGCAGATTAACACTCATTTGATATAGTCCTTTTAAGTTATGGTATATTATACAACCATTTGGTACTTTTGTACAAGGGACTTTATTACCATTATCCCACCTAAATCCAAATAAGGCACAATAACTACTATACGATATACAATAATAAAGCGTTAGCTTTATCGGACTTTCTTTTCAAAACTTTTTTTCTCAGCCCCATGTAAGACTTTATTTTCATTTAATTTATGAGGAATGTGGGTTGAATACCTTTTAAGCGA